TTACCACTACCAAAGCTTCCTTTATTATTAGTATAAAAGTCTCTGTAATATAAATGATCAATGGATCTGTGAACTATGCGCTGTCTATACCCGTCTGATGTTACTGGTGAATTATCTAGTACTGGAGTGCCTTGATCATAGCTATCTAAAAGATTGTTAGAAAGTAGATAATTTGTTGTTGGATCATAAACTGCTTTGTATATCTTATATACAGAACCACTTATATTACCAATTATGAAATCATCCCATTGTTTGTATGTTCTAAAGGGAGTTACTCTAATATCAGATTGATCTAAGCTTCTAAAAACACTAGCCATATATAATATAAATATAGGAAAAAAAGAAACCCTCCATTTGTGGAGGGTTTATTTTTACTTTTATTAAGACTTCTCAATAGTCGAGCTTGACTTTGATAAGTGCCTCCCTATTAAAACTCTTCAACAAAGGTCTGCTTAATTTTGCTATTGCAACCAATCTATTTTGATTGTCATATAAACCAATAGTTGTAACATAAACACTTGGATTTCTCAACATACTAGGATGTCTAAAGGTACCAGTACTACCGGTCACAAATGTTGGATTATTTGAAAAGTTAAATTGCTTATTTGTTACACGTATAAAATAATGTGTTGAATTTACTTTTTCTTCACTACGAGCATCAAAACGACCAGAAGCCGATATAAAGATACTCATTGTTACATGATTTCTAGCTTGTACAGCTGAACTGGAGTCAATAGGTAAACCTATATCACTACGTAGTAAACCTGCGTGGAATACTAATACACCTTGATCAGGATAAAATAAACCATATTGAGTTGATGAAGCCGTTACACCACCTGAACCACTGTATATTCCAAATACCCTACCAGCCTCGTTTATAGTAGGAGTTTCACCAGCACCACTACTATCTATAAAAGTTGAGAAGGATGTTTGTGATGGGGTTGAACCACTACCAATTCTGAGTTGCCAATTTCCTGGATCGACTTTTTGACGGAATCTAGAACGAGCAATGTTAATAACCATTATTTCGTTTGAATCCACTCCCGTACCAAAACTAAATATTTGATCAGTTGGCGGTAGTAGTTGATTTCTATATTGACTATAAATTGCACGAGACGGTGTATCGTTAGCATTGTTTCCAACTGTGTTTGGATCACCAACTGAACCACTACCTAAGCGATGACCATAAGCAAGTGCAAATTGTATTTGAGCATTAGTAGCTGTTGCTGGATTACGATGATAAACATTTATATAGTAATCGCCTGATTGGGATACTTGTGTAGAAGATGTAAAAAATCCAATACCGGTAGCCCACGAAGCCGTATACGGATTCATGTTTTCAGACCAAATAGGTTGGGATATAGTTTGCACATCCCCAGTTATGATATCATCGCCTGTAAATAGTTTATATATTTCTGCCATGTTTCTTTATTTTATTTTATTATTGAGCTATACCTAATCCAGTAGGTGGTATTACACCTTGAACTAAGAAGTTAGCTGGGTTTATTGTTATTAAAATTGTTTTGAATCCACCAGTTTCATTACCAATGATAGTTAATAAAGCTCTACGAATAGTAGTAGTATCTGCTTGTGACTTTGGTTTAACAATAAACTTTTTACCCGTTTTAACGATGGTCTTACCAGCAGTTGTAGAGCCTGTTAATTCATCATCTAAGAAGCTTGTGATGTCTAAATTTTGTACTGCTCCAGTACCTACACCCAAACCTTGACCGGTAGCAGATCCCGGAACAATTGCGCCACTTGGATCTACTTCCAACATAGCAACCGTATCATCAGATAAAATTGCAGTGTAACCAAGTGTATCATTACCACCAGCTAAATTTAAAGTAGATGGAGTTACAACTGATTGTTGGGTTAAAGATGTAAAAGTTATTGCACTTGGTGTAATACCAATTACTGGAATACCAATAACTTCTTTGGGCAGTGTTACAAGTTTATATCTCATCATCTGAGATTCATCAGGTAAGCCTTCTAATATGGGCATGTTTTCAATTACCGCTCCGTAGTAGTTTGTACCTAAAGTGTGTGTTGGATTCCACAAATCATAATCAATTTCATCATCGCTAAGTGCAAATTTAGTAATATTTAATTTACCACCTGCAGCAAGTATTTCACGACCTTTATTTGTTAAGATAGCGTCTACTGTGACAGTTGAATTATCTAAGTATCCCATAAGTTTATTATTGTTTTATGTATATAAATATGTGTAATTTTTTTTATTGTATTAATTTTTTATAATGCACCTAATCCACCTTTTTTCTTAATTTGAGCTTGTCCGCTTTTTAATAAGGTTTGTGTTGTAAACACTCCCTTATTACCAGGTCGTACTATTAACTCGTTACCACCACCAATTGTTATTTGTATAACTGGACCACCATCAACTGTATCGGTACTATCAACATTGTAATCAGTAGCTGTTAATTTACAACCATCGTATCTTGCATTTCTCATACCATAACTATCTTGTAAGTGAAAATCTTGTACATCGGCACGATAGTTTAAGCATTCAACTTTAAGCGATCTAATTTGAGGCTCACTAGAAAGACCCCCAGTAGAGGTTCGCTTAGTTAACATTTTTAAACCTAAATAATTGCCTGTAGCTTTAGTTGTGTATGTATTAGTATCTATATTGCTAGTATAGGTTATAGACTGAGAAAGTGTACTATTTAAACTACCGAAGGATAAAATTAATTCAGGTGTTGCAGCGGCCGCAAGATCTGAAAATGTTGTAATGCTTATTTTATAAAGATAGTCCTTGCTATTTGGATCTAATTCATTATAAAAAAACGCTGGTAGTTGTACGGATGACGTTACAGGTATAGTACTAGCATTCGTTTCTGCAATAAACTGTAATCCAGTTCCAGCAGCCTGATTAACAGCTGCAGTCAAATCAGAAGCTAAAAAAGGTCCTAAACGCCAGTAAGCTTTTGTACTAAATGGTGAAGGTTGTAACACACTAGCTGTGATTAAACTTACAAAAGTTAAACCAAATCTTGAAGTCCAATTGTTTTCCCAAATTGCATTTGAAGATGTGTAAGTTGTTACTGTGGACGGTGTTGCGTCATCACTATACACAGTATAATCTTGAAAAGCCTTACTATTAAATATATCTACATCGTATATGTTATTAGTTACATTTGCAATTTCACTACGACGACCACTCATTATTACTGGACCTTGAGCTTCGTGATAATCATATCGACTACTTGTAATCAAGTAAGGCTCAGACACATTATTACCACTACCCGAAGTTGCATATGTCATGAATACATATTGTGAACCCTCTACTCTAGCATCACGACCATAACTAGTTATTCCAAAATCAATTTCATCATATAATTTGTCACCAACATCATACCCAGATGGTTGATCATCAACACCACCATTATTATATTCGTTAGCATTACCACTTAACCTTAAAGGTTGTATTAATGCTGTCTCTATAGCATCTTCTAATTGCACAGGAAGTACTTCAGCTGTTGGTGTAATAACACGTTTACCGTCTATTACAGCTTCTTCAACATAACCAGGACCATTTCTAAATGGCTCACCATCTCCATCTTGTACAAACCCACCAGGAGTATATACTTCAGGTATCTCGATAGAGGATGTGTAGCTTAAGTTTTCAAAAGTTGGTGTTTTTGTTGGTAGTTTACTTCTGCTTAATAAATGCGGTTCAATAACTAAACCAACTTGAGCATTTGCTCGGTAAGGTATGAATTTTTTTATTAGCTTAAATAAACTAGCATCATAGTATTTTAATAGCTTTATATAGTTTTGAGGACCAGGAGGTCTCATTGAACTAGTAATATCAGCATTGCTACCGCTTGCTTTCCAATGATGTCCATACTTTTTAAAATAACCAAAGTGCAACTCTTCCAATCCAGGGTAAGATTCTAAACTTAAATAAGATGGGTCACCTATAAAATCATCAATACTCAAACCACCAAACTGCTCAGCAATATCTTGGTTTGTTTCGTTTGTTGGGGAAAAATAAACACCTAATCTAGAGGTGTCGGGAGGTTGATTATCAATAATAGATCTTTGTACGCTATTATTTCTATATAACACATTACTATCTTCACCCGTAAGGAAAGTATTATCAACACGTATTTTATTACTAATACTACGATTACCACTTAAATCTGGCCATTCGGTTGAATGTACTTCAACAATGGGATTATAGTAGTTTATAGTTGTTGGAAAGTTATGGAAAGTTGCTATTTTTGGTAATCCGGCATCAAAGGCTGTTATGTTTTGATTTGGATGTTGTGATCTGTAACTACTAGTTGTGTACCAATTTTCTTTTTTATTGTCACTACCTAAGCAATATCTAACAGCAAGTTGTGCATAGCTTGAAGTAGTTCCTGTGGATGGTGGTGGTATTAAGGAAAAGAATGCACACACCTCCCATTTGTTATTAATATCCAGAATTTGTGCTGTTGAAACTGGGCCTAAATTAAATATTTGACTAGTTTGAATCCTACCCGGATTACCATATTGTATTAATACTACCTTGCTAATTTGATATCCTGGACTAGGTAATATAGTAAAATTATTGTCAGACCCTTGTACAACAGTAACACCATTTTTAATAGTATCTACTGCTGAAATACCGGACTCGACGTGAGTAACCGATCCACCTGTAGTTGATTTTAATACTATTGGGAATGTTTGTAGTGCAAATACAACAACTAGTTTGACATTACCATAACTGCCAAGCACGTTTAGTGTAGTAAGCGCAGCATTTACAGCCACAGTAGTGCCAGGAATAGGACCTCCTGTACTGTCTTGTAAATAGTAAGATTGTATGTAATATCCTGCACTAGCTTCTACATAAAAATCAATAGAGCTATCAGAGCTAACAGTTGTAGTTTGTCCGTCCAATAATTCAGTACCTGTATTAGGACCTGACTCAATAAATACTGAGCCATAAGTGTCACTAGAAAAACCTAAATTATTAATTTTTTTTAACTCAATGTTATTTGTAGTAGCAGCACCATATGCAAACCAATTTACTTGTCTTGTTAAAAAAGGTGAGTTAGGAATACCAGAAACACTACCCGTCCAAGCAGTTTGATTTGAACCTAAAGAAGATGTAATAGCTTGACCACGACCCGAATCTACATCACGATTTAAACTCCACGTAACGGCTTGTGAACCACCAATTTCTAAATTCAATGAAGCACTTCTACCTGCATTAACAGGTACAGCTCTATATGTTATTGGGCTTGCTTCGGAACCACTCGATATGAAATTATTTAATATATTAAAATCGTAGGTGTAAGTATTACCTGCGGGAGCAGTGCTACTAGTACCAAACGATTGAGTTGTACCAGGAGTTACAACATTATAAGTACCTACTTGCCATCCACCACTAATTGGGATAAAAGTTGCATTTACATTTTTAACAGTTAAACTGCTTGCACTCAATTCACTTTCTAAGGAAGCTGTGAAGTTTTTGTTTAAAGCAATGGAACTACCGGTTATAAGCACTTGATCAAAAACAATTGGATATGTTGATAGTGTAGTTGTTGTATCGGAAGTTAAAATTAAAGTAGATCCTTTACCTGAAGGACCTGTGGTCTGCCAGGTTTGTACGTTCGATCCTGTAACTAACCTAGGTCCTGCATATACCAAGCTACCCGAAGCCTTGTAGGGGTTTAACCAACCAACACTACCCGATGTTGAGGGCGCATTAGTCTGCTGTTCCGGAACAGTGTGCAACCATCTACCTAAAACAAACTTGTTGGTATCAATTACAAGAGGTAGTCGAATAAATGGACTAACACCGGTACCTGTATAATTTGATACTAACGCACCAATTGAACCAGTTAATATTAAAGTTGCACTACCACTCAAAAAACTAGCACCAGCACTAACAAGACTTACCTGACCATCACGAACTACAAGTGGTGTATTAGTACTACCACTATTAATAAACATAAAGGTAGTGCCACTAACCCCAGCCAACACCATGTTTGTTGTGAATGGTGTATTTTGATCATAGTTAAATATAAGCTGATTTGAGGTTCCATTTAATAAATTAAAAAATAATCGTGGTATAGTAAAATCAGGAACCGCTGCAGATTTTATATAAGATACGGTACTATTACCACCAGCTGGTTTAGGGTTAGTTATACCAAAAGTGCTACCACTATTAGGTATTAAAATAGTACCTTGATTGAAGTTTACTTTAGTGTTGTTAAAATATAGATTACGTCTTTTTGCTGTATAACTAGATGTATTGAGATCGCTTATAAAAGTAACATTACCTGCAGGAGCATCAACAAGCAGACCATAATCATTAATACTGCTGTATAAACCAAAGAAGCTATCAGCACTTGTAGTAGCACTGCTCGCTGTTACTATAAAACCACCTGAACTCTTTAATCTGATGAAGCTAGTACCAACAACCCAAGATAATGGCATTAAATATATGGTACCATTCACAACAACAAAACCACCATTACCACCACCGCTTATATCATTAATATACCACGATACTACACTAGTAAATGCATCTTGAGATATATCATTCAAGTAGAGATTACCACTTACAATACAAGTGTCAACAACGCTGTGGGTTGTTAGATAACTTTGCTGCGCATTTGACAGAGAATCAGCCTGACCTTTAGCTAAAGTTAAGTTAGCTTCATATTTACCACCTCCAAAAGATATTGAAGATGAACCAAATATTCTAAAACCAGCTCTAGGACTACCACTAGCAGATATAATTGTACCTGCACTTAAATTTACTTGTCCATTAACTATAGCTTGTGAAGCAGATATGTGCAACACAGCATTACTCATGGTAACACTACCAATATAACCAGTATCAAACACTACAGCACTACAACTTAGATCACCGGTAATAGTAGATGAATTAGAGCTACTGTATAAGCCTAATAATGAACCTGATACAAAGCTTATGGAATCACCATAAGTAGGAAGAGACGCAGGTATGGTGTGGATATTTTGAGCTGTACTCCAATTTGTGAGTACATTCCAATTACCACTACCTGTCCAAAAATAATATGCTGCCATTAATGAGGTTTATCCCCCTATAAATATATTTGACTCAAAAATATTACCACCTTGGAAGTTTGTTGGTGCAAGTGCGTGATTGTCTAAAATGGAGTTTTGTAAATAGCTTGTCCAGTATCTTGCTTCTTGCACACTACCCGTGAATAAATCCATTGAATATGAAGTATTTGCAGGAAAAGATCCCGATCCAGGAATCCACAAATTACCTGCTGCAATAAAACTAAAATTATTAAATGTTTCGAAACCTTCGGCACCATTTAAGAAAATAGAAGCTGTGTGAGTTGTTACAACTTGTGGTGACAATAAATCAATTTCGTTATTTGTACGCTTAACAATTAAATGATAAGATTGATTTGTTATATCAGGATCATCATCTTCGACACCACGCATAACAGTTAAACTATGAAAACTACCATCATATATAGATGTACTCACACTTGCAGTAGCTGAGCCAACTATTAAAGATAAGTAGTTTCCTGAACTATTGCTAAAACATTCAACTTTCCACCCAGTATTGCCACTGTTATCAACCGTCTCCATGATACGTTGCTTTTTTGTTTGGTTTTTAGCCATTTTTACTCGCAACTCCACTGTCATTGGAAAACGTCCTGTTTCTGCTAAGGTTTCCCATGGTATGGATATTAGTTGTGCTACTTCACCACTTGTACCACCATTATAACCAACTGTTGTTGTGTAGTGAAATCTATCGTGAACATAATCAGTAGCTGTGTTAATCTCAGGTTCTGGACCACCATACTCCCTTATTCTTAATATGGTACGAGGTATACCAAAACAATCAATAAGAGCTCGTAATCCACGATCAGTACCTTTTGTTTTTAGTAAATAAGGTAAGTTTGTAAGTATTCTTTTCCACGTTTCCTTCACCTTATCATCAGCGCTTATTTTATAAGAAGAGTAGTAAGAACCAGTACTATCTGTACCAAGTGTATATTCCCACAACTCATCTAAAGAATTACCATTGTCAAAATCTAAACCTAGGTTTTTGGATATGTAGTATATTAACTCTTTACTAAATCCCTCTGTAATAGATTGATTTCTGTCAAAAACCAAGGTCATTTGTTTGATGTATGTAAACATCAAATCAAAATAGTGACCAACCATATTAACAAGCTCAATATAGTCCTCATTATTGGCATCAGTCAAAACATGCTCAGGTATTAATTTATATAGAGCATTTCCGTTATTTTGATCAAACAAACTTGCCGATATTATAATACCATCATACCAGTCCTCGACTTGAGAAGAAGTAACAGAATAGTTTACATATGGTTTAGTGCTTGTAGATTTTGGCCAAGCTGTTGGATAAAATTCACCATAACTATTAGTAACATAACTGCTACTTTGATAATATAAATACTTTTCATAACTATCAAAAGAACCTATTAAAGCAGCCTTTTTAGTTTTTGCATCGAGTAGATTACCTTGAAAGTAAAAGCTACTAGTCGCCGCACTATTAGACAATCCGGACAAGTTTGTAGAAAGTTGGGCAACAACAGCATCATAATTTTCAAGCAATCCCATTTTATATTTGAAATTGTTTAATCTATGTGTTGCTGTACCAAAGTGTACAAAGTTATCAAAATTTCTAAAGTCAACATTTAATTCTATACCTTCTAAAAAAGAACCGCTTAGTAATTTGTTAATGATATCAAAACTAGTTTGTAAAGCCGAACCAGTTAAACTATTCCAATTTTTATAGTTTGTTCTAATACCAGCACCACCTCTTGTTAAAGCATTCCAATCAGGACCAGCAATCTTTTTTAATACTTGCTTTGGTTTTGGTGGTATAATTGTGATAACATCTTCAATCGGATCACTTGTTTGTTGGCTTAACCATAGTAAATCACCAACATTAATGTTTGTTGGTATTGGTGCAACAAATTTAAAAATTATACTGTAGGGACTATTTGGAAAAGTAAATATGTCTTGTATGTAATCAAAAACTTGCACACTTGTTTGTGCATCTTTGTGTACAAATAAATTTACAAGATTGATAGATTTTGGTGTTGCAAATAAACCATCAATAAAATTTTGTAAGTAGCTTTCATTACCATATTGTGTTGAAGGTTCGGGTATAACTCTTATTTCTAATCCATCACCACTAACCTCATGCACTTTAAATTTATGCCCAACACCAGAACCAAGTAGGTTTTTATAAAATCTATAAACTACTCGATATTGACCACCAAGGTAATTAAGATCAAATAAATCTTGTTCAACATTAAGAGTAATTACATCACCATTTAGTTGATAGGTAGTGACATTATAATTTGATTCTAAGTATTGATTAACTGCATTATATATATCTAATTGTACAACATCGTTGGGATAAATTAATTGGTTTTTTTGATTAACTCCAAACTGAGGTATTGTTTGATTATTAGGTGTTGTGTTTACGGTGTTACTTGGTTGTGATGGTTGTGTTGATGGTAATATATTACCCAAACCAACACCACCACTAATACTACCACCACCAACAACTGTTGGTTTTAATTGTTGCGTAACCGTTGTAAGTTGTATATTATTAGTTGGCATTTTATGTATATAAATAGCTTAGTTTTAATTACTTACACACCTCCAACACCTACTCCATTATTTTGAGATCCACTACTTGGAGGAACAGATAAAATTGTAATTTGTGGTGGTCTGTTGATTGTTGTTAATTCGTTAAGTCGTGGAATCGGAGGTAACCCAGAATTATAATTTGTGGTGATAGTACGATACACAGGCTCAGACTGCAAATCTAAATCATAATAATTAGCATTATTGTAATTACTTAATGCTTTGCCTAATACTGTATCCTTTAATGGTGGTAAGTAATAAGATAAATATTTTTCACTTTGTTCTAGGTTATTAATACCTAAAGTGAATTTCATTTTTGTAATACCACATCGTGGATTTCCATAGGATGTAAGTTGGGGACTTGTTAGTTCATCTTGCTTGTAATCTCTACCATAAATTTCTTGTAAACTCCAACCCTTTAGTTCCGGTGAAACATCTTTATCAACTCCCGACAAGTGCTTAAAATAAACGGTAATCCTTACTGACCTAGTACCAATTGGTATACTTTGTGTGTTTTCAACTCCAAACATAGCAGCGGCACCTCGATCAATTACGTTTGTATATCGCTTACTAGGAGCTATCCACCAAGTGTTTATAGTAGGATAAGCACCACCATAACCAAAATCAAATTTATCACGAAGCAAGTTGCGTAGTTTAACACTATTTGTATTTGCTTTTTCAACAGTTGGTTCGTAATATGCCTGATCAAAAACCGTAACTTTATTATTGTCTTTTGTTAAAAGCCTGTCAATTGCATATTGAGTTAGTGGAAAATATATCTTTTCTTTAACAGCCCAAACTTCTTTGTTTGTAGGACCGTTGACTATTTGTGTGTCTATTACCTCCCCTGAAGCGTTTATATAATCAACAACGATTTCTGTTTGATCATCAACACGTGGTGTAACATTAATGTTTGTACCTGCTTTTGGTGATTCTCTTTCAAAAGAACTATCTCGCAATCTTTCTAAAGCAAGTGCCCGTATTATTCCTGAATAGTTAGGCTCAAGTTTCTTTATAAACTTTATAATTTCAACCTCAAAGGGACCTGGATCCTGCGGTGAGCCATCTAAGCTATCCAATATATTATCTAGGTTATTAGCTAATGCTTTACCAGCAGCAATACCGACGCTAGCACCAGCAGCTGCGCCAATATTACCACCAAACACAAAACCGGTAATTGCACCATAAGCAGCAGCACTAGTACCAGCAATAACACCAACTATATTACTCAAAAACCTATTTCTTTTATCTTTCTTTTTTTCCTCACTTTCCTCCTGATCTATAATAGCCTGGATAAACTCATCAGGATTTCTGTATAAATTTACAATGCCATTTACATATATGTCGAGAGCTGCTCTATTGTCAATTCTAGCATCCACTGTATTCAAGTATAAATCAGCTAGATTATTATAAGTAGGAGATGCAAACTCACTATAATTAAATAGGTACGCAGCTAATTGTTCAGGAGTAACACCATAACCAGTAAGGGTATTAGTTTGATTTTTTCTGTCTATATAAGACACATCATAACCCGTTATACCAGCACCAACATAAGCAAAAAATTGACCTTGTAATCCAGTTACACCATACACATTACCGTCTATTAAATCTGCTGCTTCGCTAACATCGATTGTTTGAGACATTTTTACAACACTTGTACCACCAAACTTTTCAAACTTTATTTTATCTCGTGTAAAATATAAGTTAGGCCCAGTATTAAATTCCCCAACCAAACCGATTAAGTTTTGATTTTGATTGTAATTATCTATTGCGTACGGACCAGGATAAAATCCTGCATATTGGGAATTTGCTGTGTTGTAGTTGTAATCTTCGTTTGGTATTATTTGTGGTAGTAGTGGTCCTGCTGTTAAGTAGTCACTATCTATGGCATCAGATAAGTTAGATAAACTAATACTACCAGCAGCAATGTTTGTAATACCCTTGTCTTTTAATATTGATGGAAATAGATTAGATCCATTAGCAATACAAAAATAAAAATTTGGTGGATCTATTTCGGTTTCGTTTATTGGTGCATTGTTTTCATCTAAACTTGGCAACACCATGTAATCATCTAATAGTCGATAACTACCAAAGTTTTTAGATTTATAGATATCACCAATAAAAGTAGTTGTTTTAACGTCAAAGTCAGCCGTCCAACCATCCAGGTTTCCATCACCATCAAGTATTAAATTTTTATATAATAGTGGATGCGTATCAGTGTTGAGTACGTTTATAGTAACTGGCTCAGTTTCAACTGTACCATACCCGTTTGTAATTTCACAAACATATACACCACTAACATCAATAGTACAATCTTGACTAGAAATGTTTAGGGTCTGAGTACCTCTACCGTTGTTTTGTGCGTTGTATTTAAACAAATAACCGTCATCTTTTTTCCACTTAAAGGAAGCCGACAAATTAGCAACTATATCGTAAGGATATCTGTTTAGAGTTTGTACATCGTCTGTGCTTAAACCTATAGCCAAACTAAACTCAGTACCAGGTAACATGCTAATTGTATTGTTAACTGGATTTAAGGCTAAAGGTACAACATCACCAATTTCCGACTCAGCTGTAACAATCCAAGTATTTTGAGAAAAACCATCAATAGGTTGTATTACTACATTTGGTAATAGTAGTTGTGTTGGTAGTAATTCAAAACCACCAACTCTATTAGCTTTGTCTTGTAAATAGTTTGATTGTTTAGTGTTTAACGTTTTCATACTATACAAAGCTGTTTGTTAAATCAACATCTACTAAAGGAGAGCTGTATTCTGGAAATAGGGCCAAATTGAGACCGGTAATTAAACCACATGGATTATTAGCACTGGGTATAACTTCCTTTGTTGTTTTATTTGGATATCGTAGTGGTGGATTAGTTGAATTATCAATTGAAGTATTGTACCTTATACGATATTGCACTTGTTTTTGCCAAGATGGTGCTAAGTTATTTAATGCAAAAGTATCGTTAAAATAAGGTAGTTGCCAACTAATTAGCTCAAAAACCTCATCAGATGCATCAGTAAAGTCCTTGTATGTATCAAAAATACGATCGTCACTTGTTTGAAAGATTAAAGAAACTCTCAACTTTGTTGTTTGTTTACTTAATCTATTTAATTCTAAACGCTCAAAGCTAACATACTGTCCATAGTTGTATCTTTTTTTACCCCCACTAAATAAATCATCGGCAGCATATAAAATAGCATTTGCGGCATTACTTGTTGGAACAGAACCTAAATAACTACCATAATCACGATATACATCTATTTTTTTAGTCCATTGGTCACCTACACGATAAGTTTTAAGCACTGTTTCATTATTCATTTCTTGAATCAACACATATGCTTGTTCTTGTATTGGTAGTGGGGAACCTGCTTTTTTAAAGTTTTCAAAACTAACACGAGGTTTACCCATATCATAGTTAGTTTCTTTGGTACGATTTTCTGGAAGTATGTTACGCTCTGTTGGTATGTAGTTGGATATACCATTACCAATATAACAACCAAATAACCCCTTTACCCCTTTAACACCATAAACACCACCCTTTATTATAGGTATAATATCTGTTAAATCTATGTCTTGATATGCTTGCGTGATAGTTACTCCATCTACCTTTTCATATGTATATTTTGTTCTTGTAAAATAAGATCCATTATTAGTTACATTTTTAGCTAAATCAAAACTTTTAACAACGCCTGAGCTGATACTTTGAGGTTTTGGATATACCATATTAACATTGTAGCCAGTTAAATCAATACGATTTGGTCTGCTCAGTGAAGCATCAGCGTCTTTAGAATATTGTTTAGTTGTAAATGCATCATTTATACTTTCCCAAGAATCAACACCATCTACAGCGTAACCATTCACTATTCTATTTATAAAAAAATTAGCATCGGTACGAAGATCAATTACATCTAACACAATTAACTCACTAAATACAGGCCCAACATCGTTAGTCACTTCACAAAGATAGGTACCAGCAGCTCTTAAACCAACATTAATTAGTGGCAAACTTTGTCCGCTACCAACTACATTACCATCCTTTGTCCAAGTGTAAGTTAAACCACTTAATGGTTGAATAATTTCAGGCTTACCATTATTAACATTATAAATTTGAGGCTGTTGTGCTGTAACAGATAAAATAAAACTCGTACCAACATGAACCTTTACAGTACCATCATCGTGAACATACAAGTAGGGAGTATCTGTAACATCTGCAAGTACTATGTTTTTTATTTTAGGTTGTGAACCTTCAGCAGCATTTACAATTATAATTGGTAGCTGATTTATTAAAGTTGGGATAAGATCGTAAACAGTATTTTCTTCATCAACACTAGATGTAACGTAGATTGTCTTATTACCGGTTACTTGTGCTGAAAAGCCATCATTTAAGTCTCCAATTAAGCTGCCATCTAGATATCTCATTGTTAGGGATTACGTACAACTTTAAACAACCAGTTATTATCATATATTTGATAGTTTGTATTAGATCCCGAATTGTAAACTTTTAGCTTTATTTTATAATACCTTTCGGGCATTAAACTATCCAAGTGCAAATTAAAATAATTACCAGTTAAATCATCACTTACCTTTGTATACGTACTAAAATCTATAAAGGCGTGATCTGAGTTTGCATCGTATATAGCATACTGAGTAGAAACAGGTAATCTATATGTAATCGAATACTCGGAAGCGGTTGCAAAGGTTTGTGGTGGATATCTATAACGAGCTCCTATTCTAAGTTTGGGTACACTTTTTTCCGAGTATATAGTTTTCAAGTTAGTACAATTTATAACAATATCCTCATCAGTGTTAATAACACTACCCGAACCAACAGATATACTATCGTCATATAGAACTTCTAAGGTTGGTTGGTATATGGTATGAGTGTCCTTACTAAAAAACTTAATACTATTAAATGTGCTAGCTGATTTTTCATCTGTGTCCGTTTTTTTAATTATAAAACCATAATCAACTATAGAACTAGATTGGATTTGTCTTATAATAGGTGTAACATCCATCTCTACATCCGATGTTGTATATGTAAACGATTGGGAGGCAGCACTTGAAGTGTACCACACACCACCACCGGGTCTAATGCTCCAAGAAGCTGTTAAATTTGCAGAGTATGAACTAGTTTGCCAAAAAGCAGTTGTATCAGTTCTATATTGCCAAGTAACCCCTTCCGTAGTTTGTGGTGAATTCCCAAAACGTCCAACACCCATATTCCAAGAAAATCCTAATGGATAACAATATAGATCATAATCCACAGGAATTTCTGCTGCTTCAGCGAGGTATAATTTTAGTTTAAAATTGCATTTGGTTGGATCTATTCCTAACTCATTAACACTAGCTGCAACACTACTGTAATTAAAGTCAATTAATGCACGAGAATTATAAGAAGACGTAGTAGTGGCAGAACCCGATGTGACGGTTGTTTTGCTAATATCTAATATTGCATCCAATCCTGTATTTCTTGTTGGATACCGCTCATATATTGTTGCGTCTTTTTTAGGATAGAATTTTATTACCATAATGTTAGTAATTTACTATGCGACCTTTAATGTCACTGTTTGGATATTTTACTTCAAAGATTGCTGGATCTAAACTTGGGTAAACAATGCCATTGAAAGTAGCACCTTGAATATCATAGAAAATATTACTGTACCCGTTTACCACATCAGTTAAGTTGCTAATGCTGATACCAGTTACAGTTTGTACTCCTTTAACACTAACAAGCTCGTTGAATATATCGCTGTAATAGATTGGCTGACCTATTTCCCACTTATCAATTGCAAAGTAATTTCGTAACTTGTCTACACACAATAATAATAATTCATTGGCATTAACATTAGGTAAAGGTATGATATCAAAATTAACACCAATATTAATTATAAATGCATCACGTAAATTTATACTATCGGTGAGCATTCTATACTCACTCAAATAGTTTTTGAGATTTTCTTTTATTGCCCTATTTACTGTGTTTAATGTACCATCACCATTATAACCAAGCATGTACATGTTTAATGCAAGTGGATTAGCAACCGTATCATTAATCTCAGACGTACCTATATTATTTTGTTCGTCTGGGGCTATATATACTTTTGCAACACTACCATATATATTAGGCATTGCATAAGCACGTAAAATATAATCTTCTCTAGTCACAGCTCTGTTCTGAGTTGAAAGCTGCATTAACGTGTTTTGTCTTATTTCTTCAAGTGTTTCACCACTACGACCACCAACAGCTGCTTCAGGATTATTTACAGCAGCTGAGTTTATTATTGTTGCTGCTAAAGTAGTTCCCGTATTTTGTAATGAAGCAAATGTAATATTTCCACCAACAATTTCGGTTATCGTGTTTGATGGTACATTTGAAGGAATACCACCACCTACTAAATAAGTTACAGTTAAAGTTGTATTTGCAGGAGCAATACCGTAGGCTGAAGTAAATACTGGAGAAGCGGGATCAATTGAAAAGTCTAAATCAGGTTTCCCAGTTGGCAATAATAAACCTATATTCTCAGGGGTAGCTAACAACTCTTCATCCGGACTAGAACTGATGCCAGCCCCAAATTGTATTTCAATACCACGCTCAACCACTCTTGTAATAAACCTACGAGGAACACGTTTTAGCTTGAGTAAGTAAGGTGTTTCGGCACTAAATATTACTGAATCGGGATCATTAAAAGCTGTGTTTTGTACACGATTAAACACTGTATCTTGTGCTAAATAAGGCACTTCAGTCCAATCATTACCATCTAAATCAACTATAGAATCTATACCTATAAGATTAGTCCCAGGTATCAACACCTTGTCAAATTTTACAGGTGATCCAAAAGTAAATTCTGTAGTTACCGGTATAGCAGAAATTGCCTTTGCACTTTTTTTAGCTAGATAGTAGTTAGGATTACCAGTATTGTCTATGCTATAAACCGATATGTCAATGGGACTATATTTATCGTTTAAGCTAAAATCTACAACATCTTGAATCAAAAATTCAGTACCGTTTGTTGTACTTCTCACACGAGTACCAGCATTAAATTTTAAGGCATAGTTTAAATCAGGTTCAACATTAATACCGCTATTTTTAGCAGGCAATAATTGAAATAGATCTAAGGTAACTGTTGCTGGAACACTTATTTTTGGCTTATAACCCATAGCAGCTGCAATTGCTAGCAAGCTTCTGCGTTCAGTTGCGTACGTTAATAAAGACTCTTTAAATTGAGAATCGATATAGTAATTAAGTACGTCACCAACATAAGCAGCCATCTCCAAAAACATCATCCCAGGAGAAGCTTCATTAAAGTCGTTGTATGTATTTGGATAGTAGGTGCGTGTAAAGTCAATTAATCCTTGCTTCAAAGAATTAAAGTCACGTCCAAAATATTTAATATCTTTTTGTGCTAATTGGGTTGCCATTTTGTTAAAACACTCTGTATATAAATAGACAGTTTACAAAATATAGTTAAACAGCAGGCCGACTTATTTCTAATTGTATAGATCTTGTATCGAATTGATTGCCTTCCAAAGAAATGACTAACCTAATAAAGAGGGTATTACGATCTTCGTTTGGTGTAAGAGTTAGTTCGTTTATGTTAATGTAAGGTAACCAAAAATCAAAACTAGATCTTATTTTATTTTGTAGAGATTCTATTAGAGTAGTAGTAAGATTTTCAAACAAACTTCTTCTTAAATCACAACCAAAAGTAGGTTGCATTATACGTTCACCACGATCCGTTAACAGAAGGTTTTTACTATTTGCAACAGCTTGATCTATTGTTAAATAATTTAACTTAAAACCACCCCCTTTAGATACGTTTAAAGGCAAGTCGAGACCAATTGCTACATCAGGCTCAAAGTCTAGGGGATTAATTTTTATTTCCTCAGCCATTATTAATGTTTACCCATTTTATAATCATCAGCAGCCTTCATTACAGCTGAATAATCTCTGATGAGGCTATTTGTTGGTGAATTTGGTAGATCATCATTATCCCCAAAAGTATGGCTTAATTGGGGATTATATTCTCCAAAATCACCCATATTTTCACTAGATATGTGATCCGATGTAAATGTACCCATGTCAGACCAGTCATTACCACCGTTATTATTATAATCAGCACTAGTCATACTATTGGCTGTTTCTTGTAATAGCTGACTTAAAGGACCATACATATCAAAGTTATTTGTTTTTGGTTGAGCAGCAACAGCAGGACGTACCTGTTTGTTGGTTTTGGGTGTTACTTTTGATTTTGATGGTGCTGTGTAAACTTCTGTTAAGAACGTGTTTAGTTCATCTTTAACAGCTTTTTTTACTTCTTCGCGAATAACTTGTTTAATAATTTTTACAAACTCGTTAGTTTTCATAAAAAGAATACTTTACTAATAAATATGCCTATTATTTATATCCAACAAATGGTATTGGTGGTATGAGTAGGTTTGGTGGTGGTATTAATATACCTTGCATTACTTGAACTTGTTTTTGATAACTACTGGCTATTTGCTTTATTGTTGCTGATGCGCCGTCATGCATTTTAGCCTTAATGGGTTTGAATAAACCAATACTATAAGTAATATGATTTACACCCGTAGGCCCAGTCCAAGAAGCTCCTGTCCAAAATAGTCTAGCAGCTAAACCAAAAACAGCACTCATAGCCAATGCATCTAAATTTACTAATTTTTTTTGGGCTAAGTCTTGCAGTTGTTTAAAGAGCCTCTCATTCTTTGTTATTAGTCGGTTTACCTGCAGTTTTACAAATTCTATTTCATCCTTTAGTGCATTTTGTACTAAAACAACAAAGTCTTTTAAATACGTTTTAAACACATTTAAAGCATATAGTATAAAGGAGTCTTCTTTTTTTAAGATGGCTTTTAGTTTTAGTAAAGTGTTACTAACAGTTGGGTTTTTAATATTATATTTTTCACAACCATCAAGTGCAGTTTGTATTGCTTGTCTAGATCTGAGTAGGTAATATTTCTCAACACTAAGTAACCTGTTTTTATATTGCACAATATTCAACACTTCTAGATTAATACTTTCAATTGCATTGGATAAATCTTTTAAGTTTGTTGGTGGTGACTTTATGACATTAATAATCTTTTGAAGAGAATCAAATTCACTTTCCGGAATAGCACCTTTAAGTCTAGCTACATCAGCTTCAAATAAAGACAACCCCTCAGTACGTCTTAATTCCTTAAATGAATCCACAAGCAGCTTCGCAACAAGCTCAATAACAATTAAACGATCAAATTGAGAAAGTAATTTTTCTTTTTGTTTATTTAATGTACCTTTTGTGCTTGGCGATGCATCAATACCCTTAACAGCAAAAACAGCATTAACAACGTTTCGTATGGAAGTTTGATTGTCTGTGTATGTGTACTTACCGCTACTAATATTTTGTATTAGTTTTTGCAAACCTGTTGCACCTAAAGTAATCTGTGGTGTAACATTAGAAAGTTTTTTAGCTTTATTAATATAGTCTTTATAAATTAATAGTTTTTCTTTACGAGCTTTTAGTTTTTCTTGTGGATCGGTAATAGTACTTTTAACTGGAATTAAACTAATTAAAAAATCTTCAAGTTGTTTTTTGC